TTCACAATAAACTAAACAACATTGAAAAGAAGCAAGTTATTAAAACTACTAGTATCAGCGACTCTAGTTATAACTCAATACTGCACAACCTACTGTCAAGGTAACCCATATCTTGGCATAAGATTAATAGATAAGGACACAATGTTCGTCTTTAACAAGTCTTATGCACAGGTCATAGTAAATAAGTTCGATAGTTTAGATCAGTACAAGAAGATTGTAGATGATTTAAATATAAATATTAGGGGATGCCTTGAAATAAATGAGGAGTATAACCTAATTATAGGTTTGCAATCAAGGGATATATCTAACTTGGAAAATCAAATTAAATTAAATAGGGATATTATTCTTAGTCACGAGAGAACTGATAAGATAAATACAGTCCTCAAAAAAGACCTAGAGAAGAAGACACGCAAGGCAAAACTATGGAGTGCTTTAGCGTGGAGTGCTATAGGTGTTTCGGGGATATTAGCCACCCTAATTATTTTAAAATGAAATTTTTCAGACCCAGAATTACGTATAAAACAGAGAAAGAGAAAGACCAAATATTAAACTTCTTAGATGAATTTAGAGGTTCGCATTATGACAACACTCAGAAGATAAAGAGGGTAGATAAGTGGTTAGTTGTGTCAGACGTACATAGACCATTTCACAATCAGGTACTTTGGTCTAAGTTGTTAAATATGATTAAGGATATGGGTAAAAGCCTTAATGGAATTGTTTTAGCAGGTGATTATCTTGACCTATTTACGCTTGGTTCTTACAATAAGGAGAGTTTAGCAAACCTAAGGGGTCTAACATTACAGGATGAGTATGTAGATGGATTACAGGGTATTGATGATTTAGAGTCTGTTCTTCATAAAGATGTAGAGAAAAAGTTTTTATTTGGGAATCACGAAGACAGGTACTTTAGAAATGTTAAAGAAAAGGACAACGCTAAGTATGGAGGTGCTTTATTGAACCCTGTAGATGCTTTGTATTTGATAGAGAAAAAGTGGGAAGTAAAAACAGATTGGATGAGTGATTACTTTACTTTAGGAAGTCACTTAGATGTAATCCATGGCATATATACGAGTATACACTCAGCAAAGACTCACTTAGACAAGACGAATCACTCAGTTATGTTTGGTCACACGCATAGGGTTCAGTGTTATCACTCTGGGAACAAAGCTGCTTTTAACATTGGCGGTTTATTTGATATGAATAGCAGTGGGTTTACATATATGCCTAGGTTTCAAAGAGACATATGGGCTAATGGATTTGCAGTTGTGAACATAGATGTCAACGGGGACTTTTTTGTTGAGCAGATAAATGTTTGGAATAATTGTTTCTTGTATAATAATAAAATGTACTAATGGATAACGAAAATGTAAACCATCCACCACACTACGGAGGTGATAACACTTATGAAACTATAAAGGTAATAGAGGCCTGGGACTTAAATTTTCACTTAGGTAATGCTGTTAAGTATATATCAAGGGCAGGTAAGAAAAGTGAGGAGACGAAAAAACAGGATTTAGAAAAAGCATTGTGGTATATTAAAAGAGAATTAGAAAAATAATTTTATATTTGTGTTTTAATTAAATCTAATATTATGTCAATTTATTTAACAAACGAAGAACTAAACAAAATTCAAGAGATGAACTCTGACTATACCAAGGCTAAGATTGCTTTAGGTGATTTAGAACTGAATAAGCAGAGTATTTTGAAGCAGATTGAGATTATGAGACTTGAATTTTCTGATAACGAGAAAGTATTAATTCAAAAATATGGTAAGGACTCTGTCATAAACTTACAGACAGGGGAAGTTACCCAAAAATAATAGAAATGGCAAAAATAAGCACCTACCCATTAATTGCGTCTCCTACATTAAATGACTACGTACTTGCTACGGATCAGAGTGATATGTCAGCCACGAAGAATATTTCCTTACAGGCTTTATATAACTTGATATCTACTACATTAGCACCTAACCTTGTGCCATACACAGGGGCAACGTCTAATGTAAACCTAGGGTTGTTTAATTTAGACGGACAGGATATTACGGCTAAGGGGGTGCTTTTCTCTGACTCAATAAGCCCTGCTAGTTTAACTAATGTGGTTAGTATATCTGAGGCAGGTATTCTTCCAACCAGAGGTCTAGAGATTGATTTTGCTAATAATATTTATAGACTTGGTGACTATAATGGTGCTATAAACTCCATGGCTTTAGTTGTTGATGACAATAACCAGTTTGTTACGTTAGGTGGTGTTGCTGTTAATGTACTTGTAGACGAGGCTAATGGATTTATTAAGTTTTCTTCTCCGTTCTTTACAGGTGGGGGAACCGGTACTAATGGTCAGTTTTTAAGAAGCAGTGGGTCTTCTACACCTGCATTTTGGGATACTGTAGATTTAAAGTTTGGAGATTTTTACTCCTTACTAAATCAATCTGTTGCGATTAATACTGCCGCTGCTTTTATATTAGAAAACACAAATGCATCAACTACTAATGGTGTATCTGTTCAGCCTAATGCCTTTGCTGATTTAACAAGAATTACATTCTCTACAAAGGGAAAGTTTGATATACAGTTGAATGCAAAATTTGTAAGAAGCACGGGTGTTTCTTTAGAAAATGTAAATGTTTGGATTAGAAAGAATGGAACTACTCCGGCTAGTAATATTGCAAATAGCAATAAGAAAATTGGAGTAAATGGAACTGTTGGTGACTTTTTAGTATCTACCAACTTTTTTGTCATTGCGGCTCCTGGGGATTGGTTTGAGGTTTGTTACGCTGTAAGTGATGCGTCTATTACACTGTCTACTATATCATCTACGGCAATATCACCCGAAACTCCAAGTGTTTCTGTTACTGTAAATCAGATTAATATCGAATAATGGAGATTAGAAAGATATCAATAGGGACTGACTATAAGAATACATCGATGCACTACATCGTAGGTCAGTCTATTCTATCTAACTCCAATAAGATATATATGATCAAGTATGATGAAAAAAAGAATGCGTACAAGTTATTTATAATAAATCATAAGGATGAGATTGTCCTTTGGAAAGAATTTAATGCTATAATGCCAATTACAATAGAATATAATATAGATTTTTAATGAAAGCGTTAAATCAATTCATTGTTAAACCATTAAACGATACAAGATATAGCAACACTAAAAATATAGCAGGAGTAGATTTTATAGTAAACACATCTGAGGAAGACCATAAGTTTTCTAATAGATTTGCTAAAGTTGTAGAGACTCCGTTAGGTTATAGTGGACCAATATCTATTGGTGATATACTTGTAGTTCATCATAATGTGTTTAAATTTTATAACGACATAAAAGGTCGTAGGAAAAGTGGAAGAAGTTATTTAAAGGATGACTTATTTTTAATAGATTTTGAACAGTTTTTTTTATATAAGAAGTATGATAAGTGGATCTCTCATGATCGTTATTGTTTTATAAAGCCTATTCCTGCAACGGATAGTTTTATAAAGAAGCCATTCTCGTTAGAACCTTTAATGGGGACTATGGTCTACCCTAGTGAATACCTGATAAGCAAGGGAATCGTTAGTGGAGACCTTGTTTGTTTTACTCCAGGTGGCGAGTATGAGTTTGAGATTGATGGGGATAAGATGTACAGGATGTTCGAAAGCATGGTAACAATTAAATTAAATTAAATGAATACTATATCTCTAAAGGAAGAAATTATAAAGGCAGGGTATAGGGCTGTTGAGCAGTTAATAAAGGTGGCGAAGGAGGAAATTATAAGTGAGGAGGACGATATATCAGCGGATAAGTTAAAGAACGCAGCTCAAGCCAAGAAGTTAGCCATATTTGATGCATTTGAAATCCTTAACAGGATAGAAATAGAAAAAGAAAATTTAGAGTCAATAAAAAACGGGGGTAACCAAATTGAGTCAAGACAAGGATTTGCAGAAAGAAGGTCTAGATAGTCAATATTATAGGGTTATAGAAATAGAGAGAATTGTTCCGCATGGTATCTTGACAAAAAAGAATAGTGCGAAGAATTGGATATATGGATATAACGAGACCTATGATATGGTTGTAATATCTAAGACTGGTCAAATAGGTCAGATAGTTTGCATTGCTGGCCTATACATTGCACTGCCTAAGTCTGAGGGCTATATAATAAAGAGGTCTGATAAAAAGTCTGATCAGTATTGGCAGAGACTAAGCGTGCCAAAGGAGTTAGAGAGAATACCTACTATATTTCATTGGAATGAGAAGCCTAGAGAGTTTAAGTCTAAGTTTATCAATTATATAGAGCAGGAGTTTACTAGAAGAGATAACGGTTTGTGGTTCATGAATAATGGTGTCCCTACATACATAACAGGGTCGCACTATATGTACTTGCAGTGGTCTAGTATAGATGTAGGATACCCAGACTATAGAGAGGCTAACAGGTTGTTTTTTATATATTGGGAGGCTTGTAAGGCAGACTCAAGGTGTTTTGGTATGGTATACTTGAAGATAAGACGTTCTGGATTCTCTTTTATGGCTTCTGCTGAGACAGTTAATTTGGGTACGATTACAAAGAACGCTCGCTTAGGTATACTTTCTAAGACAGGTTCTGATGCAAAAAAAATGTTTACGGACAAGGTTGTCCCTATAAATAGCAAGTTACCATTCTTCTTCAAACCTGTAATGGACGGTATGGATAAGCCAAAGACTGAGTTGGCATATCGTGTACCTGCTACGAAGATAACAAAGAGGAATATGGACGATACGACTATCGA